AGATTTTCAATATCAAACTCGACTCGAATCATATTCTTCTGTTTAGGTTTGTTGAGTTCTTCCCAAGAGTATCGCATAAACAATTGGCGAACACGTGGGTCAAGGTAAGGTGTGATATGAACCTTGCCGTGTTTCTCTGCGAGGTTAGTGTGTTGCTGTAGTCCTGCACAGTCTCCGTCTAGATAGGCATTACGGAACTCATTCCAGTTAACTCTCGTCTGGTTGTACTCTTTACAGTACTTGACGTAGTTGCGCTTCTTTTTAAAAGAAGAGTATCGTATCATTGCTTTCTTAGAACAACCGAAGTATGCGTCAGCACCCCATCCAGTAAGACAGAACTTCTCTGACATGTTTTCATAACAATAGAGGAAGGGAAACACTGCGGCTTCGTAGTGGGATTTCTTGCGACAACCATGTTTGACTAGTCGGTGCCAGTCTTCAACTAGGTTATCAGTAGGGACGATAATAGTGGTGAACTCCCACCCCATGATTTCTGCGACTTCCTTTGCCTTCGCATGGTCATAAGATGGTTGTCCTTCGAGATGGAAACTATACGCGTGTACAGTCTTCCCAGCATCCTGTGCAGCGATTGCCACACTGATACTGTCAACACCACCAGAAAGAAGTACCGCAACCTTATCGTGCGGTACCTTTCCTGTTATGTGGTCGATAAGTAAGTCTCTAATCATTTACTTTATTGCGATTGCTCCGACAAATAGGTGATTCATCCAGAACGGTTGAATCTTTGTTGAATCAAAACCAACTGAGGTTAGTAGAGCGACAAGCTCGTTCCAAGTCATTGGTTTCAACATAGTTCGGAGAGTCTTCTCTTTCTCCATAATATCTTCATAGGTGAAGTGCTCTGCTTTGTACTCATAGAACGTAGAGGTTATCATATCTTGGATACGTGAGTTTTCCGCATAAGTCTTCTCGGCAAAGATGAACGCACCGCCTTCGTTAAGACCATCATAGATGTTTTGCATTACCTTCTTTCTCCATAGCGGTTGCATGAACTGCAACGTGAAGATAGAAGTTACAAGAGAACAGTTTGAAAAGTTGTGGTGGATGATGTTCTTGTTTTGAAAACAGATGTGGTGTCCTTCACCATTAAGTCTCTTTTCTCGATCAGTCATCTCTGCTTGAAACACTTCGGCATACTCAACACCACAGTAATGTGCACTAGGTGCAGTTTCATGATTCTGTTTGACCATGGCTTCGATGGTCTTACCTGTACTACATCCAATGTCTACAACCTTAGTATCGTTCTCTACAAAGTAACGAGATAAGTTTACTACGTCATCGTGTAGTGAGGAGTAGTGGCGAATCGAAGCATCGATATGATTATCGAAACCTTCTTCGCGGTGACCGAATGTAAAATCTCTATGGGTGGTTTTTTCTCTATCTTTCATTATATACCTTCAATACGTTATCATAGACTGACTCAGCAATCTGTTTCATCATTAATGGTGGTACCATACGACCAATACGTTCTGCCTTCTGGTTCCACTTGCCCGTTAGTTTAAAGTCATCGGGTAGTGACATTATACGCTTTAATTCACCTAGTGTCAACTTTCTTGGATCACTCCAATGAAATGCACCGGCAGTAGTATCTCCGCTACCCATCGCAGTAAGAGTAGGTGCAGGGACTTCGAGTGATACTCTCTTGAGGTTGAAGTGGTGACCCTTCGGATGATAGTCACCCCCAGTCAAAACTTTATCAGGGAAGGTTGGCATTAATGACCCAGTATCTTTCCAGTACGCAGTTTTTTCGAACTTCTCTGTTAGGTACTCGACTTCTTCGTTATCATACTCCAGACCAACCAGAACATCCTTGAGAGGAATCGCTGTGCGGCTTGGTTCTGGGAACAAGTGATTCATAGTTAGGAAGTTTAACCCAACCTCGTCAGCAACATCTTGTCTTACGGCAATGAAGATTACACGAGAACGGGTCTGGGATACCCCATGATAACGAGAGTCCATAACCTCAGAGACAACCTCATATCCAATATTCTCGAATTCATTAAGGATGCGGTTGTAGTATTCTTTTGCCTCACCAATGGTTAGACCTTTAACATTCTCTGCGATGATTACCTTCGGAGAGATCTCTTCGGCAACACGTAAGAACTCAAAGAATAAGTCTTCGATGTTCTCGACAATCTTACCGTCACTATAGGACTTGGTCTGTCCCCAACCATCAGAGTGTTTACCATCAGATGAGTGAGAGAGTTTGCCTGCAACCGAAAATGCGGAGCACGGAGGAGATCCGTCAAGAATATCCAGTTCACCTTTCTTGAGACCAGTGAGTTCTAGAAAATCTTTACCAGATAGTTGTTTGATATCGTCGGGAAGAATTGGAGTGTCCGGATAGTTCTCTTTATAGGTGACCCGTGCTTCTTCGACGAACTCGTTAACTGCGAGAATGTCAGCACCTGCCAGTCGGTATCCAGTGGATGAACCACCACCGCCAGCGAACGTAGACACTACTTTAAATTTTTTCTGAGATGCCGCGTCATAGACATCTTGGAGATTGTATGGTTGATAACTCATATAAGACCTTTCACTGTTTAATAGACATTATACACTAATAAACACGCCTTGTCAATCAATTACCTTAAAAAATTTATGTCTAGTCCAAGGTTCTGCTTGGTTCTTGTCAGTATATCCGTGATGATCTTGAGTAACACTCAGACGTTTTGAAATCAACTGAGTTGTTGGTGTTGGGATACCATTCTTGTGACTATCCCGTCCGTTGAAGTAAATTCCAATGTCACGACCTACGCCTATTGTATCACATTCAGACCAAGGATGCAAGGCGGTATTGCGAATTCCGTAATAATTTATTTCTGGACGAGTAAGGTGGTCAGTTGTGTATGTTCTGAACAAACGTTGTAGAACGCAGTATGGGCCGCAGTTTATAGGAAAATCGTTGTTGGTCAACATATGTTGCGACCAGTGAGCAAACCCGTTGTCCATGCAGTACATACCCATGAACAGTCCGATGTTTGCATAGAGGGTGTTTTCAGAATACTCCGAGAGAAGTTTAAACGCTTCATAACGTTCTTCTATCAACCAAGTGTCGTGTTCCATGATCCAGAACTTCTCGTCAGACTCTCCTTGTTGACGCATAAGTTCCCAGTGAGAACACATCCCAGCTTTCTCTGTAGGGGAATGATCATCCTTACCATTTCCGGAAAGTGTATCTAGAGTCGCCAAACTCTTAGACCAAGTGTACTTATCTACATGGTCTTGGAAGTTTTCTGATTGGGGGGTGATCGCATCGAAGGTTTCGATGGAGTCGATGTAACCATCGTCGATGGCACGTTGAAAAGAACGTCGCGAGAGATGTGCATACTCTTCAGACCGTTCGTCTCCTTTCATTACAATTTGGATTGCTTTCATATCACCTCACAAAAAAAAGGGGGATTTGACTCCCCCTTATTTATCTATCTAGACCAATGGTAATAAACATAGGAACATGGTATAACATACTCCTACTATCGCCAAAGTCAAGCTTACATCTTCGAATCTAAAGTGTCTATGATGACGTTTTAGATGATGTAGAACTCTTTTTTGATTCATTTACAATCTCCTCGTTTAATAGTTGTGGGTCTAAAGATTTAGATCCATTAATTTCAACTTTACGAGGCCGCTGACTTTCAGGTATTATGACTTCCAAATTAATGGCAAGTAGTCCTTGACTGAAATCAGCTCCCATTACTTCAACATACTCCGACAGCCTAAATTGCCGCTCGAATTGTTTCGTAGATATCCCTTTGTGGATATACTCTCTTCCGTTATCTTTGTGCGACCCTCGAATGGTCAGTGTTCGGTTCTTTACTTCGATTTCTAATTCATCCTCGCTGAAACCAGCGATCGCGAGTTCGATTAGGTATTGATCCTCACCCGTCTTTAATATATTGTGCGGAGGGAATATGTCACCCGAGCGCCTTGAGATACGGTCTAGTTCGTCGATCATGGTATCAAAACCGACAAATGCTGAGCGCGGAAATAGTTGTTTTGCTGTTAATGTCATGCTGTTAACTCCTAAATTAGTTAGCAAGTTTAAAATGGATGCCCGACCATCGGCACATCCGGTACTATTTATACAAAGTATAAAAATACAAAGTGAATTATTAACACTTTATTTTATTATATTCGATATGGTTTAGTAATAAATTGATGGGTCTGGAGTACCCTCTATTCCAAAAGAGAAGGATACCCTAGATTCGCGTGGAAATACTTGGTGATGCGTACCACGCGGTAGGTAAGCATACATGCCTGGCTCAAAGTCAAACATTTCATTATTATCAATACCCTCAACCTTTAGTCCTACGGTACTGATGACCTGAACTAAGAAGACATCCATTCCGTCTTTATGCCAAGGGTAAGATCCACTGTCACGTCCGAAACCACTGAACGCAATGTTAGTAATCTTGTTGGCGTTGGCGTGTAGGGTGAATACTTCTTGTAGTTCTGAATAAATGTTTCTCGCAAAGTCTGGTGCACTCGGTCGACTATGAAAAGAATTTAATCCGATACGCATTTTGTCCGAGTTACGGTCATACAGATCGTTCGGGTGAGAATCCATCATAAAAATAAATTCATTCCAATTGTAGGTCGACCCCATATCAAATGGCAATCGACCTACAAATGGCGTTTTAGTTCTTATGTTTTCTTCTCTATCCTCAAATATACCATAATATTCTGACATACTTTAACTGTTCCCGATATTATACTTTGGTTGTAATGTCCATTCGGATTTATCTTTGTACGAGATGATCTTAATTTGTCTCATTGGTGCGCAGTCACGTGCGACCTCTTTATTCACTATCCCAACTAAACCCCAGTCTGCAAGCAGAGTGGCGATAGTGTTACGTCTTTCCATATCTGTTGTTTCCAGATTAGATTTCTTTCCGTCCAATAAAAATAATTCTTTAAAGTGGACGATAAAGTACCTACCCTGTTTGTGCAAGATATGGCAAGATTGGTATAGTGTATTGTCTTTCCGAGACGCAACACCTATACGCGTTAGAGTTTCTCTGACTTTTAAAAAGTCGTCAGGTTCAGACAGACTGATTTCTAACATCATGTCCGAATTCCATTGAACTAGATTATTCTCTTCCACCTTTAGTAACCTTTTGAGTTATGGTTTTTATTTGTGATTCTGTTAAGAGCCCTATCACTTGCTTTGCTTTTTGTTCACTGTATCCAAAATATTCTTTGATACATTCAATGTCAGCTCTTTGCTCAGGTTTATCCCATTTAGAGAATCTCTTCTTTTTCCTTACAATATTTATAAGAAAGTCATATTGCATCTTAGCATCTAAATGGTGTAATCTATTCATTTCGTTAGATAATATGACGGTATCTGGAAAATAAGAGAGTGATCGGTTAACGACAAACCCAATATAGGCCTTGGCGTTACTCTCATCCATATCAATGAGGTTGATCTTAGTGTCGTTGATACTCTTTAGAAAGTCAAACGGACTTAAACTCTTAGTCTTTGCGCCAGACATTAAGGTTTTATCTCCACGTTGGCCATTACTTCGGTCATACATGCAACAAGATTTAACTCGTGGTCTGC